TACAACATTTACAGGGTGTGTACGGGGATCTGAAAATACAACTGCAACCTCACATTCCAATGATGATACTGTTACTAATAATAATTTAGTTATTTATTATTACCGTAAACATTTCGTAATTACGGTGGATGCTAACGATAATATAAGCCAAGAACAATTAGATAAAGTTATGGAAATACCAGACGAGCATATAGAACCAATAAGCGATTTAGTAGCGTATAAATTGCTGCTTAAAATAGATGCAGCAAGAGCCGAACGATACAAAATTGATGCAGCGTCATTTTTTGCCGATGCAAACATTGCAATTGAAAACGGATACGCTAGTGACAACACTAGTACAGACATCAAAACGGGAAATATGTATGAATTTTTGTAAAGAACCGTTAAAAGGTAATAGCTAAATGGCATTCGAAATACAAAGTTTTCAATCCAAAGGTTTAAGAAACGATAAAGGTCGTAAATTTATACCTAGCGATTACTTTTATAATATTGAAAACATGAATTATGACACCGTTACAGGGTGTAAAAAGATTAAAGTCCCATCAATTAGTTATAACGTAGGTGACGGCCCTATAGATGGTATAACACGTTTTAGATATATAAATGCAAGTTCAACTTTTGTTTCTGAAGATATTATTGTAAGAAATGGCGAAGTTATAAAAAACTTTTTAGTTACACCAGTAGTAATATATCAAGGATTGACCCCTAGCAAAAAATGCACGTTTTCAATACTAAATGACAAATTATTTATATCTAATGGTGTCGATTACCCGTTAGTTTATGACGGTTCTTATGTAAAACAAATGGGATCGCCTACCGCTAAAGATTTAGCTCACCCTGGTTTATTAACAGGAACATATTATTACGCGTTAACTTATGAAATATCGGGCGTGGAAATAATATTAGGAACAATTAGTAACTCGGTAACAGTTACAAGCAATTCTGTTACATTAAGTTTACCCGTTGGTAATAGTGAAGTTTCACAAAGAAAAATATATAGGACTACCGCAGGTGGGTCAGAGCTTAAATTGGTTGCGACAATAGCGGATAACGTGACGACTTCATATGTAGACAATATTGCAGACGGCTCATTGGGAGCAACTATTCCAAGTGTTAACAGTAGTTGCCCTACACCTCAATTTATAACGGTCAAAAATGAAAAAATTATAGGGTGTGTAAACCCATTGCGCCCTAACTATTTATATGTGACAGAACCCGAAATAGAAGTTTTTTTTAACACAAGTGGTGTATATGACGTCAGTGGTATTGGAAACGATAACACACGCTTGACTGGATTAATACCAGATTATGACAAAATTATTGTTTTTTCTGAAAAACATATATATATAGCAGACATATCGGGTGCAACTACAACGATACAACAAACAACGTCAAATGTCGGTTGTGCAGATGGATTTACAATTGCACGTATACCAGAAAATGACATTGTTACTGGTGGGGTTATGTTTGTTTCAAACTTATATGACGTACGTATTTTTAGCGGTAATATTGCGACTAATTTAAGTACAAGTTTTGACAACTTGAAAACACAAAACTATAGTTCGCCTCTAAATAATCAGGGTTTTATAACTTCACTAAAAAATAATGATTTACATGCAGCATTTTATGATTACAAATATCATTTAATTGTAGGGGACTATATTTATGTTTATGACATTCGTATAGCTGGATGGACAAAGTATTTTATAAAGACTGAAAACTATACGCCACGATATTGGACGTTTGGCCAATTTGATAACAAATTATTTATAGGTCAAAAGAATGCTGGAATTGTTGAGCATATGTATCAATCCGATACTTATAGAGGAGAAACGATAAAAGCATATCTTGAAATACCAGAAATAGCAGCTACCGAAGATTTTAAACTATTCTCAAAGTTATTTATCTATTACGACAAAGATGGTGATAATACTGTAAACATAAATGTTACAATTAACTCAGTTAGAACCAAAGAAGGTTCATTTAATTATGAGGGCGCAGCGTTTAGTTTTGACGATTTTGACGAAAACGATTTTGAAACTAATGACGACGAAGAAGATTACAATGTGTTTTATATCAATCAATATGGGCGATGGATTAGATTTAGGCTAGAAACTGAAAGCCAATTGAGTTTTAGAGGTTGGAAAATACTTGGTGAAGGTACTTTACCGTAAATTAATAAAAAATTTAAAAAAATGATAAAAAATTATAAAAAAACTGTAATAAATTTAATGTATAATTGGAAGGTGAATTAATATGAGTATTTTTAGCGATGCATGGAAAGCAACCAAGTCAGTAGGAAAAGCAGTAGGTAAAGTAGGGGAATATGCATTAAGAAGCACGCCAATTGTTGGCGATGTAGTCGACCCGTTCTTTCAAGGGAAAGAGAAAGAAAAATTAGCAAAAAGAGAATCTGACTTACAAAGATATATAACAGATATAGCAATTCAACAAGGGCAAAAACAATTAGGTTTAGAACGGGATATAGCAGCAGGGAAAGCATTAGGGGGACAACAAGCGCAACAACGTGCCGAACAAGCATTACTACAAGCAAACATGGGGTTAGCAGGAATGAGTGGGACGCCGGCAGCTATCACGAATATGCAAAGGTTAATAAACTTAGGGCAAACACCAGAGCAACAAAGAGGATTGGCACAATCTGAATTATCGTTGCAACAAGCAGGAGTTAGAGGACCCGAAGCTGAATTGAGAAAAAAAATATCAGCAGGAAGTTTAAAACAAGGACTTTTAGAAGAAGTTTCTAAATTAAAAGAACAGCAAAAATTAAAAGAGATTGAAGAAGCAAGACAAGTAAAAGCACAACAAGCAATGGATGCGTATGCCAGGATGTTACAACCTACTATAGGCGCAACTAGAAAACTTGGTAATGAACCATTTATAGGAGGTTAGTAAATTGGATAAATCATATAAAGGTTTAGCGAATATAGCCGGGGATATGTCTGGACTTTACTTTTCTGGAAAAGCAACAGAAAAAGAGATGAAAGAACGTGAAAAACAATTAAAATATGGCGCAGATAAACAAGCAGCGTTGCAAGAACAAAAGAGACAGTTAGCACGTAGAATATTTGAACAGCAAGCAGAAGGACAAGCCCAGGCGTTGCCGCTTGCAAAATTGCGTTTTGGAAGAACTATGTCTAGCCTTGGTCAAACTACCGGTCAAGAGCAAGTACAAAATTTACAAGATATAATTAGAGCGCAAAATATTAGAGCGCAACAACCTGCATTAATGCAAAATTTAACAAGGTTAACTAGTGCCGGTGTACGAGGCCCAGAAGCAGCCAGAATGCAGATGAAATCGCAAAATGTTTTAAACCAAGCATTAGCGCAACAAGCCTCAAATGTAAAAGCTCAAAAAGAATTGGCAGAGCGTGACCAAATGCGTAGAATGCGCCAAGAGCAAGCTATGGAAGCGTATCGTCGTAGTTTACAGCCGGTAACTGGTAATATATAGGTAAAGGTAAAGACATGGCACTATACAACGAAATTGACATAAACTCACTAGAAAACAAGTATAAAGCACCTGATATAAAACAACGGTCATTTGGTCGGTTTTTATCTGGTTTGCAACAAGGTGTAACAACTGGAATAAAAAAAACAGGAAGTAAAATACTTGAACTTTCACAAACACCGGAAGGTAGACGATTATTATCGGGTATAATTACAGGTGGAGCTGCAGCGTTAGGGGCAAGCCCTACAGTTACCGCTGAAATGAGCAAAGGCGCAACACGTGCATATGAAAGGGATTTAACAACACAAAACCAACAACTATTACAGAAACAAAAAATAATGCAAGATTTATTTAACAAACAAATGAAAACAGCTGAGGAAAATAAAAAATTAAAGAAACAAGAACAAAAAGACATTAGAACTTTACAAGTTCAGGGGTATAGCCAAAAAAAACCGGCACAAATGACTCAAGAATTAGGTTCATTGTATAAGGTAAACTTGCCAGTAGGTGAAGGCGAACAAACATTTTTTAATGAGAAACAATATAAAGAAGATTTAGAAGAAGCAAGTCAAACAAAAAAAATGGAAGACTATCAAGCAAAAACTTTTGGAACTATTAAGAAAAATATTGATAAGCTATTAGTATTTGACGAAAAAACAAAAAAATATGCTTTATCAGACTTAGGAAAAGCCGTTTCGGCTGATGGTGTATTAGAAAGTGCTGTCGAAGGAGCTAAAATAAAAAGTGGCTTAGACCCAAGATCAAAATCAGCTATGACTGCATTAAAAGCGGTACAGGGTGCTAAAGCATTTGAAGAATTGCAATCTATGAGGGCGACCAATAAATCAGGTGGCGGCCTTGGTAATGTAACTGAAATAGAACTTGATTTGCTAATTGCTGCGGGGGCAGCACTTCAGCCAGGTATGTTGTCAGATGATATGTTATTACAGTTAATAGAATTAAGAGAAGACCTTAATGAAGGTATTAGAAAGTCACAAAACTCGATTGGTAGTATAATAAGAAAAAAATATAAAATCGATGATACTGACCCATTAGGTGTTTTCTAATGAATTATACACAATTTGCACAACGAATAAAAAATAAGTACCCACAGTATCAAGATATAGATGACTTAGAACTAGCTAATAAAGTTATTTCTAAATATCCACAATATCAACAACAAATTGAATTTGATGCCACC